AGTGCAAGGGATGATTTGAAGTGAATATTTTCTATCTTCACCGTGAACCACAGATATGTGCTGAAATGCATTGCGATAAACATGTGGTGAAAATGATTATCGAATATGCACAGCTTATGTCTACGGCACATCGTGTGCTTGATGGTGAAGAATATTATGCGTTGACTGCCAATGGTCGTAAGATTAAGCGTTGGCGTATGTCAGATGAGAAATATGAGAATGGTCTAATGAAGGCATCTCATGTGCATCATCCTTCAAATGTGTGGGTTCGTGCAAGTAAGGCCAACTATGTTTGGCTCAATCAAATGTGGAATCATTTGTTACTTGAATACACACACCGTTATGGTAAACGCCATGCATGTGCAGACCGCATGGAGTTCTTGTATGCTTGGCCAGAAAATATTCCTGACTTGCCATTTACTGAACCAACACCTGCAATGCCAGATGAGTGCAAGATTGCCAACAATTCTCTTGCATCCTATCATAAATATTACATTGAGAAAAAAGTGAGATTTGCCAAATGGACAAACCGTGATGTGCCATCTTGGTATCAAAATGGAATAAATACAAATAATGCCAACCTACAGTTTTTATAACAATCAGACTGGCGAACAGTTTGATGCCCTAATGAAAATTTCAGAGCGTGAGGAATATTTGAATAGTAATCCTCATATCACCCAGGTATTAACTGCCCCTTGCATCGTAAGTGGTGTTTCTACCTCGTCACAAAACAAAGTACCAGAAGGTTTCAAAGAAGTGCTTTCAAAAGTTGCTGAGGCGCATCCAGAAAGTGCCACAGGCAAACGGTATGGTCGTAAATCAATCAAACAAGTAAAAACAAAACAAATTGTTGATAAACATTTAGGAAAATTTTAGATTTGAGAATTATCTTTGTCATGCCAACTTTGTAAAAGGAGAGCTTATGTCAAAGCGTTCAATGCAAAAAAAAGTTGCACTACTTCAACAAAAGTGGGATGGAGAAGTAGATGAAAAAGATGATGCAGAAACAGGTGAATGGAGTTCAGAAAATCTTGCAAAGAACCGACAAAGATACTTAGAAAGAGAAGCACCTTGGGTATTAAAAAATATGAGCTGTTCTGATTACTATGACCAATATATCAAACCAACACAGGAGGCAAAAGCCGCATAGTGAAAAATTTTAATCATGTTAAGTTGAGTGAGTTGAATTTTGATTTAGAATCTGAAACCACGGAGAAGGGTAGAGTATACAAAGTACCGGGAGGAGACCTCTACCCTTCTATTACAACAGTTCTTTCAGCATACAACAAAAAAGCCATCTACGAATGGCGTCAAAGAGTTGGTGAAGAAGTTGCCAACAAAATCTCTGCCAAGGCATCAGGTCGTGGCACCAAATTACATAACACCGTTGAAAAATATCTCCTTAATGAAATGTCTGATATGAAAATTCAAACGATGATGCCAGACATTAAAGAAATGTTTTTTGATGTTCGCAAAGTGATTGATGAAAATATTGGTGACATTTATGGTATTGAACAACCACTTTATTCCCGTAAGTTGAGACTTGCAGGTCGTTGTGACTGTATCGCAGAATGGCAGTCTGAAATTGCAATCGTTGACTGGAAGACTGCAAGTAAAAGTAAAGACAAATCACACATTGAAAATTACTTTATGCAGGCTTCGGCATACGCAGAAATGTTTGAAGAAATAACAGGCAAACCAATCAATAAAATTGTCATTGCGATTGCCGTTGAGAGTGAAGGAACACAATTGTTTGTTGAGACTAAAGAAAAATACTTGGCAAACTTACAGAAATACATTGACAAATACTACGCTGTCTGATACAATATAAATATAGAATTCGTTGAAGGTTGTTGAAAGATGTTCTGGACGAGGGTTCGATTCCCTCCATCTCCACCAGAAGCATATTGGACTGTAAACATCGTAAAGAGAACCTTTATGGTCGGTGTTGCCAGTATGCTTCTGATGGGGATGACCTGGTTTCGACAGGGCAGATGAGTAAAGAACTGGAGAATCGGCAATGCGAAAGCCGTTAGGGTTGAGACAACTCGGCCGAAGATGCAAACACTATAAACGCCAATGATGAGCGCTTTGCTCTTGCCGCTTAAGGTAAGATGAGGTTTCGCCGACTGTCCTTATTACCCAATCAGTCGGCACTAATTCTTTGGATTTGTTATGAAAATTTACATCAGCAAATATCGTAATCATTGGATTTCTCCTTACACAATTCTGAGAACAGTTTGTTTTTGGGAGAAAGACGAAGATGTTTTCTACAATCTAGATGATGATCCAAACAACAAGTATCAGAAATGGGTTGACCGCCTAGACCCTATTTGTATTGGTTTTCAAAAGTTTCTTGGCTTTGTTCATCCAAGAATTGAGTATATCAAGATTGACAAACACGATACTTGGTCAATGGATTCAACATTGGCACCAATCATACTGCCAATGCTTAAACAACTCAAAGCATCAAAACACGGTTCTGGCATTGTTGACTTAGAAGATGTGCCGGAACATTTGCGTTATAATACCCACGAAGAATGGGAAGACCAAGAGTCTTTTGATTTCTACCACGAACACGAAGTCAAAGAAGGAGAGTGCGACATTCATGCTCGTTGGGATTGGGTTCTTGATGAAATGATTTGGGCATTTGAACAAATATGTGAAGATAACAATGATGCACAATTTCATAGTGGTGTGCATGATATGAAATCTGTTCCTTGTAAATGGGATGAGAATGGTAAACCAACTCTCTACACATTTGAAGAAGGACCAAATCATACCGCAAAATTTGATATTGAAGGCTATCAGAAACACCACGACCGAATCAATAACGGTACAAGATTGTTTGGTAAATATTACCGCAATCTCTGGGATTAAGTTTACTAAATAATAGACCAAAGTAATGCTTTGGTATACACACAAAACACACAAGGAGAATTACTATGTCAAATATGACACCTTTTGAGATAAGGCTCGAATTACTGAAGATGGCTCAAAGTATGTTAGAAGCCGATTACTTTGGTAAAAGAGAGATTATCGCCAACCAGTATGCAGTTGATTGTGACGCTGCAAAACTTAGAGGTGAAGACCCACCGAAACATCCGGGTTACCCACCTTTCCCATCAGAACAAGATATCATCGTCAAAGCACAGACGCTGAATACTTTTGTCTCTAATCTTCCCATAGAAAATAAGACTACTAAAAAGTCCTGATGGATTAGGGAGGCTTCGGCCTCCCTTTTAACAAGGAGAATTAAATGTTAAAATATTTTTCAATAGCTGCGATGGTTGCAGTATTGATAATTTTCGCAACATTGGGTGTAGCAGGTCAATACTATGTCGATGCAAATAAGTTTATACAACCAAAACTGACTCAACTAACACCAGAAGCACAAAGACAAGTAACCTGTTTAGCAAGTAACATATATTTCGAGGCACGAAGTGAACCAAGAGAAGGGCAAATCGCAGTTGCCTTTGTTACATTGAACAGAGTAGAATCATCAGAATTTCCAAACAACATTTGCGATGTTGTCAAACAAAAAACAAGAGTTGAAAGAATTGGTGATAAAAGAGTTGTTTGCCAATTCTCATGGTATTGCGAATCGAGACCAAAGTGGCAATATTACAATATGGTCTTGACAAACGATACAAGTGTGAAGTATAATGATGTTTTAGAAGTTGCAATACATGTTTACGCAAATCAGGAAAAACTAAAAGACCCAACAAACGGTTCTCTTTATTATCATGCCGATTATGTTAAACCTAACTGGCGTAATTTAGAGAAACATGTTACAATCGGTAGACACATTTTTTACAGAACGAAGGAAAGTATATAATGAAAGTAGTTGAAGAACACAACATTGTTATGATTGCAATGACCTCTGTTATTCTTGCCGCAATTCTTGGCCTGTCAATTTATCACATTAACGACCGAAATCTGATGGCAAAGAATATTGACAATGCGATTGGTAAAGGTATCAATCCGATGTCAGTAAGATGTTCATATGTTCGTGGTGATGATCCAATCTGTATCGCATTTGCCGCAAAAGCAGAAGAACCTATGTTACAATCTACTCCTAGTAAAAAATAATTGAAAGGTATATTATGGCTGTTAAACAATTGACAATCAATCAACTCTCTGAACCTGACCGTGATAAGTTGTTTAAGGTAATCAAAGAGTGTTCAGATTCAATGACACGACAAGATGCAGAAAAAGATTTCGTGCGTGAATCGATTGCTGAAACTGCAAAGAACATGCAATTACCAAAACGATTGGTTGCTCGTCTTGTAAAAGTTTATCACAAACAAAACTTTGATGAAGAAGTTGCTGTGCATGAACAATTTGAAACTCTATATGAAACGGTGGTAAAATAATGGCACGCTATATCTTTATTTGTGAACATACTGATATTTTTGATGAAGATAATGTCACATCAAAACTCACATCGGAGTTTCGTGCAGACGATTTGAATTCGGTACTAGAAGAATTTGAAATGTTTTTGAAAGGTTCAGGTTTTCATTTTGATGGTGTGCTTGATGTTGTCAAACCAGAAGAAGAATCTATTTGGACTGACGAAGAAATTGAAATGTTCTCAGAACCATTTGAAACAGATGTCATGCCTCATCTCGTAAATGATTTGTTGAATCCCCCATCATTTAGTGCAACAGGACTTACTGGAAAAAATGCCAACTAAAGATGAAATGGCAAAATTTGCTAAGGCGATAGAATCGTTGGTGGCAAATACTGACTATAACTACATCGAAGCAATTGTTGAATATTGCAAAGATACTGGTTTAGAAATTGAAGTGGCCGCATCGTTGGTTAACTCTAATTTGAAAGCAAAGTTGACTAATGATGCACTTGATTTGAATTTACTGAAAGAGAAAAGTTCTCGACTTCCTATATGATTGATGGTTATGAAGCCTTTGGACTTTACGAATCACTCAAACTACATTTCACAAAAGATAACTATGACTTCTTCAAATACAATGGCAAGTCAAACATTAGTGTGACATCTTTTGAGAATCGTAAAGACAAATATCATTTTTATAAACTCAGTAGAAAGTTCAACAAGAGAGAAGATTTAATTCCATTTCTTGTTGCTAACTTTATCGAGCGTGATACATTGTGGGTCGGTGATTTATTGACAGAAGATGCCGAAGTGAATTTTCAGCGGCATCAAAAGATTCTTCAATCACTATCATATCAATTTACAAACGACCTAGAAAAGTTGTTTAATGGCATAAGTGATCCCAATGAAGTCATTCGTGTGGTTGATGGCGACTATCCAATTCTTTTAAGGCACACTCTACAGAGGATTACGCAAATTGAAACTTTGTGCATACTAAATCAGATTCTTGGTTTCTTGCCAATGTGGGATAAAAAGATTGCAGACACAATTCGATGGCCAGATTTTCGAAGGAAGATTGTGAAGTATACCGCATTTCTTCCAAAAGATATAGTAAAATATAAGTTGATTTTGAAGAAGGTGTTAAATGATTAAGAAAATTTACCTCGATATGGATGGCGTTCTTACTGACTTTGAAGGTCGGTTTGCAAAGAAGTTTGGTTACCCAGCAATGGCAGTTCGTGACCGTAAGAATTTCAGTAAAGAATGGCCAGAATTTATTGCCGACAGAGAATTTGAAACACTTGATTGGAATCCTGGTGGCG